ATATTCCACCTAAACATTCACCTCCTTTTTCCGCTACCCCACCCCCTTCCAAAATGGACCCTATAGATATCGCATTCCGAGATTTGCAAGACCCCCCGGGAGGCTCTAGATGACTCCCAGACAGCTAGAGGTATTTTTTGTGATAGATGAGTGGTGGAAGAAGTATGGTTTCTCACCAAGCATAGATGACATCATGATGGTGCTAGGTGCTAAAGGCAGAGGCAACATCCACCGGATATGTAATCGGTTGGTAGAGATGGGTGCGATCAGGCAACAGAAAGGCAAGCAAAGGACGTTAAGGCCGCAAGGGGTGAAGTTTAGGAAGATCCAGACATGAACTTGGATCTTGTATTGAAGAAGCTGCCTCATTTGCCGATAGAAAAGCAAGCTGAGGTCTTAAAGCTCTTAGATGAATATAAAGGTGCTAGAGATAGGGAGAAGAGCCAGAACAGCTTTCTTCACTATGTAAGGAAGATGTGGCCGGGATTTATTGCAGGACGGCACCATAAGTTAATGGCAGATAAGTTTGAACGGATAGCTAAGGGTGAGTTAAGACGGGTCATTATTAACATGCCTCCTAGACACACTAAAAGCGAGTTTGCTTCGTTTTTATTGCCTAGTTGGTTCTTAGGTAGGTTCCCGGAAAAAAAGGTCATACAGACCTCTCATACGGCTGAGTTAGCGGTTGGGTTTGGTAGGAAGGTTAGGAACCTAGTCGGCGCGGACGTGTATAAGGAAGTCTTCCCTAATGTTGGGTTACAAGCGGATAGTAAGGCTGCTGGGAGATGGAGTACCAATCATGGTGGGGAGTACTTTGCTATTGGGGTGGGTGGTGCTGTAACGGGTAAGGGTGCGGATCTTCTTATTATTGATGACCCTCATTCGGAGCAGGAGGCTAAGTTAGCCATGACTGATCCCGGCATATTTGATTCGGTGTATGAGTGGTACACGTCAGGCCCAAGGCAGAGGCTCCAGCCGGGAGGGGCTATTGTCATTGTCATGACAAGATGGTCCACCAAAGATTTAACTGGCAGGATCTTAAAGTCATCCATTGAAGATGAAAAAGTCAATGAGTGGGAAATCATTGAACTTCCGGCACTATTACCTAGTGGTAATCCGTTATGGCCTGAGTTCTGGCCGATAGAAGAACTTGAGGCGTTAAAAGCTGAACTACCAGTCAGTAAGTGGAATGCCCAGTATCAGCAAAAGCCTACTTCTGAAGAAGGTGCCATCATTAAAAGAGAATGGTGGAAGATGTGGGAAGGTGATAGACCGCCTTCTTGTGAGTTCATCATTCAGAGTTGGGATACGGCTTTTACAAAGAGTAATCGTTCAGACTTCTCCGCGTGTACGACGTGGGGGGTGTTTCATCCTGATGAGGGTCCAGATGCTCATGTGATCCTACTGGATGCGTTTAAAGAGCGTCTGGAGTTTCCTGATTTAAAGCGCAAAGCCTTTGAGATGTGGAAGGATTGGGAGCCAGATGCCTTTGTGGTGGAAGCTAAAGCGGCTGGTGCGCCGCTTGTTTATGAGCTAAGGCAAATGGGGATTCCTGTTCAAGAGTTCACACCATCACGGGGAAATGATAAAGTGGTGCGTGTAAACGCTGTCTCTGACCTGTTCTCCTCTGGAAAAGTCTGGGCACCACGTAAACGGTGGGCCGAAGAAGTGATGGAGGAGATTGCAGGTTTTCCTTATTCGGACAATGACGACTTGACGGACTCCACAACACAGGCGCTGATTCGGTTTAGAAAAGGTGGGTTTGTACGTCTTCAGACCGATGAACCCGACGATCCCGTCTACTTTAGAAGAAAGGTGGGGTATTACTGATGATGGATAAAGCCCTATCCCCGGTGGTTATTGAGATTGAAGATCCTGAAGAGGTGACAATTGAGACCGAAGACTTTGCTTTGACAATCGGCAAAGAAGAACCAGAGGAAGCGTTTGACGACAATCTTGCCGAATACATGGATGAGAGAGAGCTACAGCATATAGCCTCTGACCTGATCCGAGATATTGAGGAAGATGAGACAAGTCGGAAAGAATGGATTAAGACCTATGTAGATGGTTTAAACCTTCTAGGACTTAAGTATGAGGAAAGAACTGAGCCGTGGCCCGGAGCCTGTGGGGTGTTCTATCCTATTCTTTCAGAAGCTGCGGTGCGGTTCCAAAGTGAATCCATCATGGAGCAGTTTCCTGCTGCTGGTCCGGTTAAAACTCAAATCGTCGGCAAAATAACGCCTGAGAAGACTTCGGCTGCGGATAGGGTTCAGGAAGATATGAACTGGCGTCTGACAGAACAGATGCCTGAATACAGGCCAGAGCATGAAAAGCTGCTGTGGTCTTTGGCACTAGCCGGATCTGCTTTTAAAAAGATCTACTTTGATCCTTCATTAGGACGGCAAGTAGCTGTTTTTGTTCCGGCTGAGGATATTATCGTTCCTTACGGGATCAGTTCGCTAGAAAACTCCCCGCGTGTAACCCATGTCATGCGGAAAACAGAGAACGATGTCAAGAAATTAATGGCATCAGGGTTCTATAGAGACGTGGATTTGCCCGAACCACAGAATGTTTTAGATGATGTGGAGAAGAAAAAGGCCGAAGAGATGGGCATGACGGCCACGATGGATCACCGATACAAGATATTTGAGGTTCATGCTGACCTAGATCTTCCAGGATATGAGGATACAGACGACGACGGAGAGCCAACAGGCATCGCTTTACCTTATGTGGTGACCATAGATAAGCAAAGTAATACCGTTTTATCCATCCGAAGGAACTATTACGAAGAAGATCCGCTGAAATTAAAGCGTCAGCACTTCGTTCACTACATCTATGTCCCCGGATTTGGGTTCTATGGGTTTGGTTTGATCCATTTAGTGGGTGCATTTGCTAAATCTGGCACGTCTTTAATTAGACAACTGGTAGATGCGGGTACGTTAAGCAACCTTCCGGGTGGTTTAAAGACCCGTGGGCTGCGAGTTAAGGGTGATGACACCCCGATTAGCCCGGGAGAGTTCCGGGATGTGGACGTTCCTTCAGGAGCGATCAAGGACAACATCCTTCCTTTACCCTACAAAGAGCCAAGTCAGGTCTTATTTACCTTATTACAGACGATTGTTCAGGAAGGAAGACGATTTGCTGCTACGGCAGACATGCAAATCTCTGATTTGTCTGCAAATACCCCGGTTGGAACGACCTTAGCGGTCCTAGAAAGGACGTTAAAGGTGATGTCGGCGGTACAGGCTCGCCTTCATTACTCGATGCGGCAGGAATTTAAGCTTTTAGCGGCCATTATTCGCGACTATTCGCCGGAAGAGTACGACTATGACGTGGATTCTCCCTACGGGAGGATGATTAAACAGGCTGATTACGACATGGTGGACGTTATCCCCGTGTCTGACCCCAATGCGACGACGATGGCGCAGCGGATTGTCCAGTATCAGGCTGTTTTACAACTATCTGCTCAGGCACCTCAGATCTATGACATGCCAAAACTCCATGCAAGGATGCTGGATGTCATAGGTATTAAGGATATCGGTGATCTTATCCCTGCGGCTAAGGAAGAAAAGCCACAAGACCCTGTGTCAGAGAACATGGCTGTCTTAAATATGAAGCCTGTAAAGGCTTTCATGTACCAGGATCATGAAGCACATATGGCAGTCCATATGACAGCTATGCAAGACCCTGTATTAAGGGCCACGTTAGGCCAGAACCCACAAGCTCAGGCTATGTTTGGTGCCATGATGGCTCACATTAATGAGCATCTAGGGTTCTTGTATAGGCGTCAAATGGAAGAAACCCTTGGGGTTCCCTTACCCCCGCCGGGAGAGCCGTTGCCGCAGAGCATGGAAGTAGAGTTATCACGTTTAGTTGCTAAAGCTTCCCAGCAACTACTTCAGAAACACATGGCACAGGCTCAACAACAACAAGCCCAGCAGCAGCAGCAAGATCCTATCTTCCAGCAGCAACAGATGGAACTTCAGCTTAAACAAGGTGAGCTACAGCTTAAACAGCAAAAGACACAAGCTGATATTCAGTTACGCACTCAGGCTGAACAAAACAAAGACACCCGCGAGCGGGAGAGGATTGAGGCACAAGAAAGAATTGCCTCAGCTCAAATACAAGCGAAGCTATTGGAGAAGGCTGCTGACGCCCAGAGGATGCCATGACATTTGCCGATGCACTCAATTTAGAAATACTAAAGCAAGTCAAGTACTTATCAGAGACGCTTTCGCAAGGAAGCATCAGGTCTTTTGATGAGTACAAACACGTTTGCGGTCAGATTCAAGGTCTTTTGACTGCAAACGAAATTATCAAAGACCTTGCAGAAAGGATTGAGGATGAGTGAAGAGGTACAAGCGTTCCCAGAGGAGAAAGCCAAGCAACTGCCAGACCCTCAAGGGTATCGGATGCTATGTGCAATCCCTGAAGTGGAAGACAAGTTTGAGAACGGCCTTTTAAAACCAGATAGTCTTCAGAAGATTGAAGAGTTCAGTACCGTCATTTTGTTTGTCATCAAGATGGGGCCGGACTGTTACTTGGATAAAACCCGATTCCCAAATGGCCCGTGGTGCAAAGAAGGCGACTTTATTATGGTCCGCGCTTATTCAGGCACCCGTTTCAAAATTCACGGCAGAGAGTTTCGTTTGATTAACGACGACTCAGTAGAAGCTGTTGTGCAAGATCCCCGTGGGATTACCAGAGCTTAGGAGTTTATATGAGCGAAGAAAATCAAGAAGTAGAGATTCAAGTTGAGGACGATACACCTCCAGAGGACCGGGGTAGGACGCCTATTAAAAACCCTGATATCCCAGATGATGAAATATCCAAATACTCAGATGACGTCCAACAAAGGATCAAACACCTAAAGCACGGTTATCACGATGAACGTCGGGCAAAAGAAACAGCCCTTCGTGAGCGGGAAGAAGCCATAGCTTATGCGGCAAAAATTGCCGAAGAGAATAAAAAGCTTAAGGAAAAGGTTTCCAGCGGTGAAACAACACTCATCAAAACGCTGCAAACAGCAAGTGATAGTGAAGTTAATACTGCCAAGCGGGAATATAAAGAAGCTTTAGAAACCGGCGACGCAGAAAAAATCGTTGAAGCACAGGAAAAACTTCAGCGAACCATCCTGCGCCATGAGCGACTGAAGACGTTTAAACCACAGCCCGAGTTGACGGAACAGCAAAAGCCTGTTTACACTCCGCCTGTTGAGTCAACCCGTGACCGCAAAGCTGAATCATGGAAGAAAGATAATCCTTGGTTTGGCGATGTA